AAAGTAGTTCAGGAAGCACAATATAAACGACTGGCAGCGATACGCCATCCACTCTGGGTCAGGGCAATGGCAGCGCAAATTAATTCTAAAAAAGTAAAATACTTTAGATGGCACGATTCAGGCGACGTCCAGGACCTGAAACACCTGGCCAAAATTTTTAAAGTTTGTACACTATCACCAGACGTGCAGCACTGGATGCCGACGCGCGAAGCGTGGGTTAAGAAATATATTAACCGCGCACCGCGGAATCTGGTTATTAGATACAGTACTACTATGATTGATCAGGAAGCGCCGAAGAGCTGGCCGCATACATCAACTGTAGTTACAAACCCTATTCTGGCAACATGCCCAGCTCCGAAGCAGGACAACTCCTGCAAAGACTGTAGAGCATGCTGGGATCCTTCTGTTAAAAATGTGGCCTATGCAGCGCACTAACGCGGCCCGAAGGGCCGCGACATTTTGTCGCGCGGCAAGCGGTCACATTGACAGAAAAAAAAGCAACAAGCAACAAGCTGCAAGCAACAAGCTACAAGCGGGTGGGTGGGTCCCCAGGCAGCAAGCTGCGACGTTTCGCGCATTGAATCAGGAACTGGCTGTGGTAATCTGGTCCCGAGCTGCAAGGGAGCTAGTCTCGACGATCCAGTATAAACCATGCGAAGCGTGTCTCTGGGGAGAAGCAGGCGGCAGCTCACAACAGAAAGGAAACATATGCAAAAACTTACATTTATCTTTGACGACCAAAAATTTGAAATGGAGGATACGCTCAACGAGTACGGTGTACCAGACAACGCGATGGGTGCAGCCAACGATCATTTCAACCTTCCTGAAGGAGCTTGGTTCGGTCCACGGGATGGCAGCCCAGCTAACACCTGGATCTGGCACCGAGGAAACTTTTTCGATTAACATTACGGCCCTGGCAGCTCCCGCTGCTGGGGCTCACGAATCGCGGCCAGCGATGAGCAGCAAGCGGCAAGCTACAAGCAGCAAGCTGCAAGCGGCAAGTGAGAGAGAGAAGCAATAAGCAGCAAGCTGCAAGCGCTTAAAAATTTCCGACGTAGTTAGGACCGTGAATTAGATACGCTTGAATAGCGTCCCACGAATCGCGGACCACTGGATCTGGTTCTTTTTCATTGGTAACAAAATCGTGGATCGCGGATGACTCATAAAGTTTTACGGCTCGGGGAGCGAGGGTTTTAACAAGGATAAAATTACGAACAGTTCTGGTTGAATGGAACATGATTTGATGAGGTGAGAAACGCGGACGGTTGCCTGTTACCACCTTCAACTCACACATGAAAAAACCGCAAATATTATTATATCCCAATAGATCTGGCACACCGTAGCTGGCCCAAGACTCTAGTCTTGTCCACTGTATTTTGGGTGTATTTTTCTTAACTTCATTCCAGAATTTTGACTCAGGTTTCATCGTAATGGCAGTATATTATTTTAGGTCTATTTTGCCAACATTTGAGATGACATTTCCCATTCTCCAGGTCTCTGGATTGATAGTTAAAACTAATCTATGGGTTTCTCTTGCACCAATTAATTTGTTTTCTAAAAGCTGAATAGATTGTATGTCGTAGTAATCTCCATTTGGAAATGCAATCTGAACTCTCGCTTCTTGCGCAGTTGGAGATTGTTTTAAAATCTTATCTAATACCTGTCTAAATAACTTCCCACTAATCATAATTCTTTTTAACCTGGGGCTCAGTATCAGTGGGTAGAAAAACAAAAACGTCCACGTCGTAAGCCAACCCCAGGATTACTAATGATAATTGCTTTTTACGATAATTTACATTATATGTCAACACATGACACAAGAAAAAAGGTTAACCGAGAGACAAATTAAATTTGCAGAATTATTGGTATACAATGAAGGACGACTCAGTCCAGCAGAGTGTGCTCATCAAGCAGGTTATGTAACTAGACCAAGACAAGCCGCAGCTGAACTTAGAAATCCAAAAATGTCTCCTTTGGTAGTGCAATATATTGGTGAACTTAGAAAAGAAGTTCAAGAAAAATATGGAATTACATTTGAAAGACATTTAACTGAACTTGCGAAACTTAGAGATGATGCAATGAAAAAAGGTGCATGGGCTGCTGCTATTAATGCAGAAGTAGCACGAGGTAAAGCAGGTGGATTATATGTAGATCAAAAATTAGTAATGACTAAGAATTTAGATTCTCTTTCTGAAGAGGAACTAGAAGCAAAGATGAAGAAGATTCTTGATGATCATGAGTCAATTCTACAGGGGATTCAGGTTGAATATTCTGAACATCCAACAGAAGACAACCATACGAATTCTCCCAACGAGAGTGATCCTGAAGAAAATAAAAGTGATTAATTAAGTTTTTCAATACGCCTGATACAGCCTGTAGGATAAACATTACGATCTCCGAAAGTTATTTTACCGTCAGTGTCTACATCATAACTTCCGAAAGTCAAAACCATATTTTTATCTTTGTGAAATAAATATCCATCACTAATAGGTTCAGTAGGCTTCATCTTTTTAAATTCTTCTTCATCAGCCCAACCTGAATCACCTAATATATCTTTCCAATGAATTCTGATTCTAGGATAAGGAAAACTATCAGTAGAATTATCCTGAGTTTGCATTTTCTTGCGTACTGGTTTTTTTCGTCTTTTTGGCATTTCAGTAGTATAGGGGAAAAATTGACCCTATCAAGGTTTTTCAAAAACCAAAAAACCCCTCGCGCGCCGAGTACAAAAACCCTTGATTTTCCTTGCTTATTTAACCTCGTGGTAGACAGTCAAAAAAAGTTAATTATTACAACCACTTATTTCTACCACCACCACCACTACCTCTGAGTTAGTTTAAAAAAAAAATCAACTACCCCAAAAATTCCCCTATACTGTGGACTAGTAAACAAATGTTTACCATTAAAGAAAAAAGTCAATGAAATCAACGCTCCACGTTCCACGCTCCATTTTCCATGACTCAACCAACCACTATTCCCTTGACCACCAGTCGCGGTCCGCGTATCGTTGGTGCATAGAGAGGAGGTAATTCTATTGGCTAAAAAGAAAAAAGAAGAGTCTATCGAGGACATCCTAGACAGAATCGAAGAAGATATCGAAAAAATTCGCGACAAAGTGAATGAAGATAGCTACGACGATATGGACGAAGATGAAGACGAAGAATAGTGTTGTTTGCCACGCCAGGACTAGTTCTTGGCGTGGTTTCTTACACGGTTCTCCGTGTAATTATTACACAACTCCCCGTGTAATTTTATTTGCAATAACCTGTACCAATTCATACCATTTCTTCCTCCACATTTCCTTCATTTCTCCTTCCGTATTGGTATAAACCTTATAAATAGCCCTTAATCGTTCATGATCTTGTTCTATGGTTGTAGTATTCATCTATTCCATCCTTTCGTATTTAATTAAATGTTTACATTCATGGCGATTTAATAAATATCGAGATACTTTTAAAAAAGCTTTAATAATAGTTTTCCTATTCTTAAATTGAAACCACTCTGTGGATCCATGTTTAATTTCTGATTTAGTGGAATATTTAATAAAAAATTGATGTAATGTTTTTTCTAAATTAAGATTATGATTAGGTATATATTCTACAACACAAATATAATTAATACCGTATGGATTATCGGTATAGGTTCTTCTTTCTTCTACATCATCTTTTTTTGTCATCCCAATTTTATAAAACCCAGTTTGATAAGGTCTACTTTCTTCTGCTAAATAAACTTTAATAGCTGCGTTTTGTCCTTCAATCATGTTTTTAAATTGTTGAATTAAAGGTCTAGTTTGATTCATCAAATTAGATGCCTGGCTAGTTCTTCTTCTAGATAACTCAGATTTTATTTGTTGTTGAACGTAGTCAAAAGTTTTATTAAATTTAGATAAAATGTTATAAAATGTATTTTTAGTAATTCGTGCTTTTTCTTCTTGTAATTCTTGAATATATTTAACAACTAAAGGAAAACGATTAGGATTTTGTAGTTCACTAGCTCTTACCGAAGGACTTCCATAACCAATTTCTTCAGCAATTTTTTTTGCAGTTTTATTTTCTGTATCAAATACTAATGCTTCAGCAAAACGTTTTTGTTTATTTGTTAATCTTTTACTTAATCCCATTATAATATTGATCGACTCTTCTCAACCATTCGTATTTTGCTTGTTTGAATTCTTCACCTTCAAAAATAAACTCTTGAAAATAGTTAT